CCCCTGCTCTGCAAGGTAAGGATTGTCTGATAATCGTGCAGGGATAAATCTCCGTTTAAATAAAGCTGTACCAGCCTTCGCATGTCCTGCCGGGTATCTAAGGGCATTTCCTGTCTCAATATCAGTGGCATCAAAATTCTTTCCGTAGGGTGCAGGATCAATAAACATTTTCTTTACCCAGTGATGTCCTCTTCCTCCGGGATTTGTCGTAGCTCTCATATAAATCGGTAAGTCATGTGCAGTAGAACGTAAACGTGATCTCATGTAATTCCAAGCGTAAGGAGTAGACCATTGCGTTAACTCATCAAAACCTATCCAACTAAATGCCAAACCTTGATAACGTAATACATCGTCATCTTTATCTAGGTATGACATCCACAACCTTGCACCTGAAGGTGCTACCCATTGCATCTTTCTTTCTGACCACTTTATACCTCTCCATATTTGAGGGTATATTTCTTTTGACTTATATATAAGTTCTCTTAATTCTTCTGTTGTGTGTCTTAGTAACAATCCACTAAATGATGGATGACCCATGTAACGTAGTGGGTCTGCTAACATGGCATATGATTTACCACCTCCTGCTGAACCACCGTATAGTACTTCTCTCTCAGCTGCTGCAAGAAACTCTGTCTGAGGTCCTACATTAGGTTTAAATATTATATTGTTGCTTTCTTCTACAGAAAGTCTTTCAATATTTAACTCAGCTACTTGAGGAGCTTTTTGCTCCTGTTCTTTCTTCTTCGATGGTTTTCGCTTTTTGGATTGCCTTTTCGGCATACTCTGCCCACTTGCGTAGGCTTCTAGCTGTGTTCTTACGTTGTTGCTCATGCATTAACCTTTTTCTTAGTCCTACGTGTGAGATGTATCTTCCTGCCTGTTTCGTGAGCCAATTAGCTACTTCACGATAGGAATACTGTTTAACATAGTTTCTAGCCATCTCTAGCTTGTCTAGCTCTAGTTCTACTGGGTCTAACACATCTGGATCACTTTCGCTCTGTACGTAGCCATATGGAACAGTACGAGCTATACGAGGTATTTGAATCCAGTTATTTTCCTCTTTTAAGTCTGTAGGTTGTGGTAATTTCCACTGCCCAGCAGTTCTACTCTTCATTTTTTGCAGGTAATAACATAACACCACCTGTACTCTCTACTTGTAGTTTCTCTGTCTTAACAAGACCTGTTCTATCAAGTAACTCTTTAGCTGCTGCCATTTTATCTCTAATACCTAACTCTGTAGGGTCTAACAAACCACCTACCATTGCTACTGCAGCTCTAGGTGCATTTCTGCTCATATATAATTGCGTAGCTTCCATTATCTCATCTCTCATAGATTTTACAATATCTGAGGTAGAAGTTCCATCTGCATACCCTGCAAGTTTTTTAGCAACTACAACGTCACCACCTGCTTGGTCAAATAGAACCTGCAAAAAAGTTTGCTGTAGTTCTGTTAGTTCTTTACTCATGCTGGTATTTCCTTAATTAATTGATTGTCAACACGCACTGTGAGTCTCTCTGCTCTTTGAGGTGTCTGTCTATACCAATTACTGTCTTCCATTTCATCTGACATGCTTGCCCAGTCTAAGTCTTCAACTGCAGCAATCATATTCTTAAACTTAGACAGTCTCGGTCTACCTAACTGAAAACACATATTAGCGAGTACGTGCTGTATGTCTTCAGGTAAGTTATTAAATTGCGAAAAGAGTAGGTTACAATCTTTTATAGTTGTTTCTATATCTTTCGCAAACCATTCATCCACTTGTTGATGTGGTATCTTTGTGCCAATAGGTCCGGCATATATTTCTTCATCCCATTCTGTGATTAAGTGTCCTATACCCCCTGTTAAATGCCCTAGTGAACATCTATAAGTTTCGTATTTAACACCTTCATCATTGGCTATTTCATCTTGTAAAGTTATTATGTTCATTTCTTTTTTATAACCCCACCTTTATTTTTTTTTAACTTTTCGTTCATTTCTTCAAAATCTGCCTTGGTAGTTTTTTTGTAAGTCTTCTTTGGTTTTTTTACTACATCTGTTAATCTAAAATTTTTAAACGTCTTAGGGTCTGGCACTTTAATTTTTTTACCGGGGATCATCATTTTTTGTTCTATTGTTGCTTTTGTAGGAGAGCCATCCTTTGTACCTGTTGCAAACTTAGGATTTATTCTCATTAGTTGTTTTAATGTTACCCCATTAGCTTTTGCAATAGTACTTAAAGTATCACCTTTTTTTATTGTGTGTGCTTTAGTCATACGACTAGCACCACCACCTTCTATAGCTTTTACTAAATCTCCAAAAAAACTACCTGTTGATGTTTTATCATTACTCATTACTTTTTCCCTATTATCTTCATTGCTTGACCTGCACCTTTAATTCCAAAGGATGCACTAATTGCTATAAAAAGTAAATACTGATACCATTCAGGTA